AGTCATACGCGGCGGCCTCAATATCAATCGTGCCGTCCGCCTTCGGTTTTATCTCGGTGACAGTATACAGCCCTGCACTATTTATAGCATCAATCGCCAAGCCTACGCCAATAGCGTAGCGGCTGGAAAGCTGCTGAGTGCTGCCGTTTGCCACGTAAACGCCAGTTGGCAAGCTGGAAACGGTGAAACCACCAGTTGCAGGCGCGGCGGTAACAACTGATGTCTGGTAGCCCTCTGCCGTCGTAAACACCACTTGCGCCGAAGTATTGCCATTCCACTGTATCGGCTCGCTAGTCGTAATGGTCAGACCGTCAATCGCCAGCACCTCGCCTGCCTGCAATCCGTCGTCGCCGTAGAAGTCGTTGGGGTCAACCCATCGCACCAGATCGCCCTTGCGTAGCGCGAAGCCGTCATTCAGCACGGTATCAGCAAAAAACTGACGCTGATACAGCAGCTTGCGGCATTCCAGCAGTGCGCGGTTATTCGCCTGCGTCTGATTGCGGCAGCCTGCCAGCTTCATTTTGCTTGGTCGCGATGGCGTACCAGCAACGATAGTGCCGTCAGTCTGGATTCGGTATCGGATATATGCGCGGACGTTTTTCGTTGGGTCTACATATTCCAGTTCCACGCCATCATACTGACCCGGGACGAAGCCGTTGTAAGTCAGCACGCTATCGCCACTGGCGGCAAGGTTGCGGTAATCCAGCTGCATCACGGGATAGGGCTGCGCAGCGTCACGGCGGAATGTGTATTGCAGGCCGACGCGGGACACGTACACGCGGGCGGCATTGCATATGGTTTCCACGCGCTCGCCGATAGACACGTCGTCATCGTCAAACGTGAAGTCGAAATATCCAAGCTGGCCAATGTCGCCGACGGCTGTCAGTGACGCAATATCAAGATCACTGATTGGCAGGCCGCCGACGGCAACATATTGATGCACAATGGCGCGGCGAAAATCGCGGCTAGCAGATATGGCAGTGCTGGCAAGGTCGCGCACATGGCGGGTGGCAATCAGGTTAAATTTCCGGTCGCTGAAACTGGTGGCCGATTCTGTAGCCTTGGTGACGACTTTTGCCACGGTAACGCCTGGCAGTGCCTTGCTGGCGTAGTAGCGCAGCGCGGCCAGCTGCTCAAGCTTGAAAATATCATTGCCATCTGCCAGCTTTGAAGTCAGTCTGCGGACTCTTACTCGATACCGAGCATTGCCATATGCCGGATAGAAAATTGCAGAATAGGCCAGCTGGTCGTAGCTTTCGGCATAATACTCGTCCTCTTTGAATTCTCGACTGCCCGCAATTTCATCACCGTTATTGTCAACCGCCCACCACTCTGTTTGTATGCGAACGCGGCCAGAATTGTTTACGACTGGCAGGCCAAAGCCACCACCGGGGAACGATATATCAGTTGCGCCAATCAGGCCGCGTGGCAAAACAAGATTCGTGCGGAATCGGTCGGCGGCTACTGGCAAAGTGTACGGCCCCACCCAAATAGGGCTGCTGCCAATCGGCTTAATGCTAACCGTCACGGTGCCGGTGAATGCAGCAGTAAACACGGCTGGCGCGGTGAATGTGAACGTATGGAAGCCTGTCGCAGTAACGACGGAGGTTACAGCGCACGTCTGGCTGAATGCGCCGCTGCCAGAGCCAGGATCATAGGTGAAACCCACCAGTGCATTGCCAGTGCCGACGATGGATAGCAGGTTATCCCACTTTGTGCCGGTGGCGACTTTGACGGTAAACGCTGCGCTGCCGTTCGTGATAACAACGTCTGCGGTTTCTGTTTCGCTCGCCCATGCGGTCGGGTAAACAAGTTCCTGCCCGTTCACGTCAGACACGGTGAAAGGCTCAGTCACGCCCAAAATGGTAGTCGTGCCATTCTCTGGATAATCACCGCCCACCGACTCGAAAAACTCCACACTGCTGCCGGAAATATCGCCAAGCGGCGTATCGCCAGACTTGATAGACTCGCGGGTGTACTTGCCAAGCCCCACGCAAAGCCACTCTGTTACATACTTGATGTGGTCAATGTAGTACTCGTCCGACGGCTGGATCAGGTCAGGGTATGCGCGCACTTGCCCGTAAATGTCGGGGATGGCCTGATAGGCGCGGGCGGTATTTGTCTGGCCGGTCAGTCTGTTATTCGGACTGTCTTTGCCTACGCCAGCCGATACGTTCGGAATGACTGGCTTTGGAATCAGCTTGTTCCACAGGCCAAAGGTGACGATGTTCAGCACCTTATTCAATCCGCTGGCAATGCCACCTTCTGGCCGACAAATCACGCGCACGGAATCAAGTGCCGTCGCTAATCGTTGCAGCTCTTCGCTGCATGCTGGGTTGTCGATCAGCTGGCCATTAATATATAGCGTCGCGCCGTAGCCGCTGGCAAGATGGCGCTCGATGTTCTGCTGGATGGTCAGCGAGTAATCCAGCTGCTCAGTAGTGATGCCGGATGCGCCGGTAGGGTCATGCAGGATGGTAAGCATAAAAGCGGATTTCCCCGTATATTTTTTGCACTGCTTCGATAGTGTTCACGCGCACGCCGCCTGCCATTTGCTCGTTTCCGTCACAGTGCAGCAGCAGCCCATTGCCAATGCATACGCCGCAATGCCAAGGCTGGCCATCTCGCCAGCACATGAAGGCGGTGGCGTTTTCTACTGGCTCAGGAACTTCAACCCATCCGTGCGATGCGTAGCATGATAGGTCGGTCGCCCATGTAAGCGTGATGCCAAGCACATGCTGATAGAACATATCCACCAGCCCGAAGCAATCCATAAACTGCCAATCAGCGCCGTATTTCTTCCACTGCACGCGGCCAATCGTTGCGCTGATGAATTCGTCAGTCGTCATAGCAGTTCCAGCCCCGTGAAAACAGACACATCATAGATACGCGCAACGCTCCGGCGCATGGGGTTGTCAACGGTGGCCGTTACTTGCACAGAGTCGGCATTCAGTGACACGCCATCATTGCCAGACACGTACAGCGTGAGCGTCTGCACGGGCGTAGTAAGGTCTGGCGACTGGTAACGGGCGTATTGCACGGTGATTGGCTTGTATCGCCCAGCAAGCGTAATGCGCCGCAGCTGCTGGCTAAACGTGCGGCCAACGACAACACGCGGAAACTTGATAGCCATGCTGCCGCCTTTGTTGTTGCCAACCTCCGGCAAGGCAATGTCCATGCGCACAGCCTGGTGCAGGTTGCCGCCTAGCGTCACGTCCTCAAACTTGTTCGCCACGATGCGGAATGGCTGGCTGAAATCGTCGTGCGTGAACGTCAGCGCCTCATACTCTGGCGCTGGGTTTTTCGTTGTCCAGAACTCGCGCTGACTCATGATTGCGGCACGTATAAGTTGATGAGGTAATCAAGCGGCTCGGTGAAGCCATTCCAGTTCGGAAGCTCAATCATTAGCTCGGCAGCGTCAAGGTACGATTGCGGAATCACCAGCTTGCGGGCTGTGATTTTGCCTGTGTATGTCCAGACGCGACCGGCACTGCTGGCCGGTATGCCATCAGGCAAAAATCGGCAAGTGTGCGTGACAATGCCAAACTCGGTGCGCAGTGGCAGCGTGAACTCATTCGCACCACCATCTAGATAGGCTGGCTGAGTAAGCCACAGCCAGAATATTTGCGCCTCTTGCTCGGTGAAAACGAAAGTCAAGTCCCACTGCGTCGGCACGTCGTCGCCGGTCTTTTGCGTGTACGCAGGGCCGCGACGCGGGTCGAGCATCGCATATGTGGCCGCTTGGCTTCGCGTTTTGGTTGCTAGCGGTGATGGTAGCCCGATTGGATAGGGTATTGCCATGGTGTTTGCTCAGTGGCGTGATAGGTTTATTTTAGCATGTGGTGCGCGGTGATAGATATGTTTAAGTTTACGCGTCGCGGCTGTGTGTTTATAGTTAATTTCAACGACGCGGCATGTTTTGGCGCGGCAAGGTAGGGCGCGGTCGGGCAAGGAGCTAGACAGCTTCCAGCAACTTAGCGATAGGTTGCTGTGAGGTGTGATAAGCACCACGAGGACATGCAAGTAAAGGCGGGGCTTGGCCATGTGGGGCAAGGCATGGCAAGGGTCTAGATAGACAAAAAACGGGGCACTCGCCCCGCTTTCCATTTCTACAGCTTACTCTGCACGTTCGTTGCCCCCTTCATCGCACTCCACACCTGACCGCTATTGCTGGCAATCTGACTAGCCACCTCTGCAACAGCGCGTTGCACGGTAACTTCCACATTGCCATCACTAGTTTGCGTGGCCGATACATCAACGCCGCTGGCGTAGTTGTTTACCACCACGGCCAAGCCACCCCCCAGCTTATTCGCTGGCGTAACCTCGCCCCTCGTGTTCGGCATCATATATTGGCGACCGTTGCTGGCCGTGAACATTTCTGGAGCGCCGGTTTCGTTAACACGATATAGGCTGTCAGCAGCCACGGGGCCGCCGTACTGGCGACCGCCAGCCAGCGCCAGCGTAGAGGCAAGGCCGACGGTGCTGGATATGCCGGCAGCTGCTGGAACTGCGTTAGCGCCAAGCGTAGCAAGGGATGCCATTGCGGCAGCTGGGGCGTATGCAGTGGCGATGCCTGCGCCGGTTGCTGCGGCAGTTGCTACAGCGGCGGCGCTTGCCGTCTGGCCAATAATCAGGTTCTTGACGTACTGGATGCCCATCTCGACCAGTGCTTGAATCGCCTGATCTCGAATAGTTCGACCAAGCGCAATCATTGCCTCTTTGCCTGTCATGGTGCCGTCAATCAGGCCGCCAATAGCGTTGGTTGCAGTGCTGGACA